AAATCATACTTCGGCGGTTCTTGTTTCTCGTTCAGATTGGTTCTAGTTCTTGCTCGGGTTTTGGGGGTACCCGTCTCATCACCTGTGAGCAGGGGTATCCCTAGTTTTTTGGCTACCCCTTGATAACTCTGTGGATAACTCATCACCGTGTAGAGATTGCTTGACCAATCACCAGCCGCATTTTTTCGTGGACGAACCTTCAATGCGCCGTGGTCAACAAGTTCCTTTATGCACCTGTCAAATGTCTGCACGCTCACTCGTGCCTTCATCGCCGCCGTTTTGCGTGATGGGTAACACTCGCCAGTGGCATTGTCGGCATACCGCCGCAACACGCAATACACACGCACTGCGTTGGCAGAAATAGGGAGATACAACACCCATTCAGGCAACACTGCAAAGTAGAGTTGAGCATTGACGGACGTTTCCCCAACATGTTCGTTTTCCATGACACCTCCAATGTGTCTCGGTGTGTGACTCGCCTATGGTTGTCTCCGTGGGCGAGTCACACTACTGTCCAAAAAGTTCCGCAAAGGCGGACAACCGCATCACCACCAAACCATCGCTGGTTCCATCAGGCATGGCAATCAACGCAAATGGGCGTGTATCACCAATCGGGCGGTGTTGTTCGCTTTGTTCTTCTGCAAGGTAAAACTTGGTTGCAACTGGTTTTACCTGTGCGCCTGCCTTGACCTCAACACGCAAGTCACCGCCCCAAAGTTCCTCGTGCCGTGTGTTCGCACCTGCAATGCCCAACGTCTTGCGTGCCTTGCGTGCTTTCGCATCGCCTTTGGCACGGTTGCGTTGACCCATGCAACGTTTGCACTTGCACCCACGAATGTGACCCTCTGGGCGTTTGCGTGGTGTTCCAAACAGACCGCACCCACAGGCACAATCAGTCTTGTTTTTGAGCATTGATGTTGTCATGCTCGTCCAGCATACTCACAACACTTGTGACCGCCTGTTGCATTGACGCAGACCAGCCATTTTCAACGGCTTCACGGCATGTGTTCAACAGTTCTTCCAGCAGGTCATTGCGTTGTGTGCGCTTCGTGCGCACTGGCTCGTCGTATCGTTCGTCCTCGGAGAACCAATCACGGTACATGGCATGCACATACGGGTGGCAACGGTCACGCTGTTCACGCAACATGAACACTGCCCCCATTTTGTGCAGGTTTGACAACGCACCCGACACCGAACCGTGATGCAGTCCGAGCAAGTCGCCAAGTTCCTTCCATGTCATGCCGTGTTTGCCTGCCGTTGCAAGGCGTACACGGATTGCTTTCTGTCGTGCCGACAACGTGCCGTCCTCAATCTCACGGATTGCTCGTTCACGGCTCGCAGGGCGAGCAACGAAACCGCCAGTGCCGTTGTATGCCGCCCACAAGTCGGGTTGTTGTTCATGGTTCATGTCTGTCTCCTTTTTCCAGTGCCACCAATCTGTTGCACAAGTCCTCAAAAAACTTGTGTGTTGGCACCAATGAATCTTTGTACGGGATTTTGTCCAATGTGTGGTGTTTTTGCCTTAGTTCTGCCAACGCCTGCAACATTTCTTCCACCGTGTTCGGATACAAGAGCCGCACTGGCATTGGTTCAGATGCGGCAAATGCCGCCCACACGTCCAAATCGTCATCATCATTCGTCATCGGCGCACCCTTTGCAGTCCATGTCGCCGCACTCGGCACATTTCTCATCGCAACGGCACTCCGATGCCAACTCGCCACACTCGCCTTCGCACGGGTAATCGCCGTTGCAGTAATCGCAAGGACCATTTTCCCAGTTCCAGCCGACACGGCAGGTGCATCGTCTTGGTCTAGGCATGTCGTGCCTCAATCGGTGGCGACCATGTTTCCCATGTTTCGTTGCGTCGTGCAACGGCACACGCCAATGTGCCGTCATCGTCCAACCACAGTTGGATTAGCAGTTGATGCCCCCACGCATCGTCCACAATCATCGGGTTGTACCCGTGTTTGAGTTGTTTTGCCGCCGTCATTTCCACACTCTTTCTTCCACACATGTTGCGCACAGATAACCGATGGACTGTGAATAGGTCAACTCACTTTGTGCGTCCACTGGTCTGCCACAGTGTTCGCATTCCTCATGTTCGGTCATTTCTTTTCTCCCATCTCTCTCAACACAACGCCCATGTCATTGATGAGTTCAATGCGTCCTGTCGCCCAAGGTTCTTGGTTCGGATACGCCAACGACAAGATGCGAAATGCGGCATCACCAATCGCCTCGGTGTCACTGACGGAATGAAATGTGTGTATGCGTCGGGTCTTGCCCAACGTTGCACGCAGTTGGAATGTTCTCATCACTCGTTCTCTTTCTGGACATACGCTTTGCCTGCGTCATCAAACAACAATGCGCCTGCGCCACGCTTCAACATGAGCAGGTCGTTGATGACCGCCTTGGCATCAGCCATTGACAAGTGTTCTGGTTGACCGCCACACAAGTCATGCAACAGTTCTTCATCGCCGTCCACCTGCGAGATGAGGTCACGCATCAACTTCAACTGTGGTTCGCTGACAACACCAGTTGGCTTGGAGTCAGCGTTCTGTGCTGGTTTCTTTGCCATGCTTCCAAGTTCTGCACGCTTCGGCTTTGTCTCATCGGCAGGCTTTGGCGTGGACTTCTGTGCAGGCTTGGCAGGTGCAGGCGAACGCTCGTAGGTCTGTGCATCAGGGTCAATGTCATCAGTTGGCAGGCACAACGTCTGCAACAGTGCGATACGGAACGCAACGCTCATTGCCTTTGCGGTTGCTTTGTCGCCACTGTCCATTGATTCTGCGGCGACTGTTGCCGCCACTGATGAACCGTCTGGTGCGTGGAATGTGTATGTGACGTTGACACGGACAGATGCCATGCGTGACCTGTTCTGCCCAACTTCCACCGTTTCATACGCAATGTTGTTGAGTGTTGGCACGACGACAATGCCGTGCTTTCGGAACACTGGTGACGTGGCGTTGACCACGGCATCAATGCCTCGGAAGTTGAAGTTTTGGGCGGTGTTGCGTCCGTCTTTGCCGACTGCGCCAACATCTTCCATTGCTTTGCTAAGTCGGGTGATTATCTCACTCATTCTGTTTCTGTCTCCTTGTTGTTGATTGGGATTACTTGCCAACGGCTCACCATGTCCACATAGTGCTGTGGAACGTCATAGTCATCGCCGTCATACTCGCCTGCACTGTCAAGACAGCCGACAAGAACACAGTTGCCAACAAGCGTCATGTTGAACAACATTGATGCACGAGCGTTCAACGGAAGTCCGATAAGCAAACCTTCGTCGTGGACGTAGCCGACAACATCACGCAGGCGCACCACGTCAAAGTGACCGCCAACATGTTCATTCAACACAATGTTTGCTGATTGTTCGGGCAGGTTCAGTGCGTAACAGTCGCCAACAGGCGGCACGACCAGTGCTGTTGCCATTACTTCACCGTCCTCAGCACTCGGTACGCCGACTGTGTGGTGAACTTTGCCTGCAACTCAGGGTGCGCATCAGCAAATGCCTTCGTGTCAAACCGTTTTGTGGTCTGTGTCTTGTAGGAGATGACTCGCTGACCATCAATCGTGCCGAACTCAGAGTCACGCAACATGTTGGCGAGTGCGTCCTTCACAGCCTTCTCTTTGTTCTCCAAGTCCTTGATTGCGTCCTTGATTGCACCCCATTCGGTGATGAGTGACAATGCTGATGAGTCCAGTTCCGTTTCGCCTTCGGCTTTCGGGAACAACGCCGACACCTGCGGTGCGGTCAACTCCACGTCATCGGGCAACCGATTGCCGTCAATCGCCTCACAGAACGCTTCCACGTTGCGTGTCATCGCCTCAATCATCTTGTCGTGACGTGCAACGGTGGTCATGCCCAAACGCATTGCACGGTCAAGCACCACGAAATGCACCAACTCGGTTTCCGTGCAGTGCATTTGTGCTTGCGCCTGCCAAAACCACGAGTCGGGCAACTGTTGTCCGTGTGACCAATAGTTGTTGGTCTTTGCTTCCACAATCAGGTCAATGCTGTTCACGCCTCGTGCATCAAGTGTGCTGATGAGGCGGTCATTCAGGAACATCACGTCAGGCGTGTGCAGTTCCTCGCCAAGTTCCTCGGACGCAAACTGAATCAGTGCTGGTTCAAGCACGTTTCCACGGCGCATCGCCTCGTTCGGCTCAATGACTTCGGGCGGAAGCAGTTTGCGCACTGCAAGGTCGCCAATGTTTTCGTATGGGTTCGCACCCATGATTGTTGACACTTCGCTTGCGCCGACGATGCAACGTCCGTCAGTGTCACGGTGGCGCACCAGCAACCATTCAAGGCTTCCGTGCGTTGGTTTTGGGATAAGTGTTGTACTCATGTTGTTGATAGTACAACGAGGGTGTAACAACGTTTCGGATTACCTCAAAGTAGGCAAAGTTGGTGAGTGGCACGGCAGCGTGGCAGCGAACACAACTGCCGTGCCACTACTTCTGCAAGTCACCTCTGGCGTGGTCGCCAATGTGACCGTCAATCTTGGACTCAATGCGTGCCATGCCTTGCACGACAAGCATGTGGTCGTCCTTGTTTTCTTTTCTGCCACGTTGAATCAAAGCGGCGAGAACAACTCCGACAAGCCCAATGAAGGCAACGGCAATCGCTTCCATCATGCAGGAGTTTGCTTGTACGGCGGCACAGCATCGCCTTCGCAATACTGCCAGTGCCACGCCTCAAACTCAGGCGACTTGTCGTTGTCTGTTTGCAGATAGAACCCGAAACGAGGCGCATTTGCCAGCATCCACGGGTATGCCTTTTTGGTTCCGCCGAGCGAGACAATCTCACCGTTCTTGCCTTCTGCGGCAAGGTCAATGGCAAGCCCCCACCCGTGGTTACTTCCACGCACGCCAGTCGGGTCGGGGGCGGCAGATGGTGCTTTGCCCTTCTTCAAGTACCACGTTTTGCCTTCATAGGTGCGTGTCACCTGCGGCTTGCGTCCCTCATCTTTGAGCGAATAGCGGTCATTGAACATGTCCACCTGACTCTCAAACGAACGATAGTCACCGATGTTGCGCAACGTAACGCCAGCCGCTTTCGCTTCGTCATACATGGCATTGAAATGGACGGCAACTTCTTTCAGCATCTTTCCGCCGCACTTCACGGGGGCAAGCATTCCCTTGTCCAAACGACCGTTGATTTTCCCCTTCAACACGGAAGGCAGAACGAGTTTCTTGTATGGCACTTTCATGCTTGTTCCTCACTGTTGTTCTTCGGGGTGGCAGGTGCGCCACCAAAGATTGCGGCAAGTTCTGCCTTGTCCACTATGCCATCGTTGGCATACGCTCGAGCGAGTTTCTCACCGACTTGTGCGGCGGCGGCAATACCTGCCAACACGGCGGCTTTCCACACGGGAATGTCCCCAAGTACGGACGCACCACCGATGATGCCCATTGCGCTGTAACCGAACACGGCAAAAACACGCAAAAGAATCTGCTTCATTCCTCATCTCCTTTGAGAGCGACAGCAATCAGGTTGACAACCAACCCAACAATGCTGATGATTATTCCGAGGCGACGAGTTGAACCAGTCAACGTGATGAGGACAAGCCCTGTGCCTGCCAACGTCCACGCCAGACCTGTCATCTCGTCAAGCCACTTTTTCACACGGCACATTCTTGTCGTCAGTGTGTGAGTTGCGTTGCATCATCGTGACTTTCGTGTTGGTGTAGGCACGGCAGACAATGCGGCACTCACTGCAATCACAACACGACGTGTTGACACAGGCACATTGGAACCGAGCGGCACATACGAATCAACTGCGCCACTGAACACATTGATTTGTTCCTCAAATGCTTCACGCACGTCATCACTTGCTTGTTGCACAGTTGCCACCAAAACTGCCAACTCGGTTTCGTTCAGTGCGTCAACGTCCAAGGCGGCGAATACTGCCTCTGCCTCGGTCTTGTCAAGCACCGCCACAGCGTTTTCATCAAGGACGATTGTTTTCGCCTCGTCATTTGAGACACCCCCCACCAGAGCCGTTGTAACGGCTTCTGCGGCGTTTGACCCCTCTTGGGGTACTTGCACCTGAATCGTGGTGGTTGTCGCAACAGGGGCGATTGTGGTGGGCGTTTCTTGCGTTGTCGTGGTCAGATTGGGCGTGACAGTCGGACGAACAACAACAGTGGACGTATTTGTGGCTGGTAGGGTCGTTGACGTGGAAGAAATAACCGTGCTGTCAATAATCGCTGTGGGTGCCGTACTGCTCGGCATCGCCGTACTCTCACTGGGCTGGTAGGTCGTTGAAGTTTCCACGCTCGTCGTCGTTTGGACGGACGTTGTTTCTGTACTTGTTGGCATGGGCGTTGTTGTTGTTGACGGCTCAACTGGTTGAGTGGTTGGCACAACTTGCACTGTGGTTGTTGTTTGGCTTGTGGTGGTCGTTGGCAGTGTGGTTGTGGTACTCGTTGTGCTGGTTGTTGATACAGGCAGTTGTGTGAACGCCGACGCAGGCACAATCTCCCACGCACCATCAATCAGCCACCACAGTTGCACCCACGCACCGCCACCGTTCTCGTAAAACCACAACGTGAACGGCTGTGACACCCCTTCGGTAAAGTCCACGGGTGCGCTGATAGAACCGCCACCACCCTTGTCGTACCAATCGTCCGTCGCCAACTCGTCATTGATGAACAGTTTTGTGCCGTCGTCCGCTTGTGCCATGAACTGCACTGCACCAGTTGAAGGTGCGGTCAAATGCCCTTCGTATCGGACAACAAAATCGTCACGCAACCCGAACAGTGGTTGTGCATCAAAGTTGTTCAGCACTTGCTGTTGCGTAACCATGCCAGCAATGCGTGTTGTTGGTGGCAATGGTGGTGCGTTGTTGTACTGGTTCCATTGCGTCCAGTTGTCATACACCGTGACCAACACACCTGTTGGTTGTTCTTGTGCCTCAACAGTTGTTGAGTAGAGAGCCAAAATCGCCGCTGGCAAAAACACCAGCCAACGCATTACGAGTTTCTGTACCCATACAGGTGCCATGTTCCTGTCATGCCAACAGCGCACGTCAAACGTATTCTGTCTGGGGAGATTGTTCTTCCACCAGCGTATTCGTATCCGAACGAAATCAGTTGGGTATTAGAAGGGTCATACCCAGAACCAACCACGTTGGTGCGATAAACGGTGGTGTTCATGCCGCCCACATCAAAAGAGATACGGGTCGGAGAGTTGGCATCGTAAACAGTTCCAAGTGAAAAATCTGCACCATTGTTCCTTTGCCCAAACGATGCGACAGTACCAAGGTAGTTACCAGAAACACCCCCGCCGAAGTAACCCGTGACGTAGCCCGTTGATGCATCACGCAACGTCGCCGTAACCGCAGAAGCACCAGTACCGCTATGACGGGTTAGCCAGAAAACGACACGAAAGTTTTGGTATGCAGTCGTAAACCCAGTAATGTCAATCGTTGTCACGTTTGTTGGGCTTCCGCTTGCGATGAACTCCAGTCCTGGCGGTGTTGAGGACGACACAACGTTGACCCATGCGCTACCTGTGTATGACTGCAATGTGTTTGTGTCGTCCAGATAGCAGAACATGCCTTCCGCCAACACGGGTTCACCGACACCACCAAACGCCGCATCACGAGTCGCCGCATTGGCAAACCGCATGATGACTTGGTCTTGAAGGTATGTGTTGACCTGTGCGGCGGTCAAAATCTGACCGTCAACAAACAGTTTTGTGCCTGCGCCAGCCATTACTCACCAGTCCATTCTTCGGGTTCCCACGATTCGGGTTCATTGCCTTCTTCAACCCATGCCAAAAACTCTTGATACAACGGATTACTTTCAACCTTAGAAATCCAAACACCGTCCTCACGCAACAGTTGCGAATCACCGACTGGTGCGTTGTACACAAAAAACTTCATCACAGTTCCGCCGCCGCTACAAAATGAACCTGAATAGCGCAGGTGTTTGCCGCACCAGACGTGCTTGCAATACCTAAGTAATGCTCGCCAATACTGCCATTCACTACCGACTGATTAGGCCAGTTCGCCACACCTGCTTGCAAACGAGTGCATTTGTTGATGTTTCCGTCGTGGTCATACCACGTCACATTCGGCGCAATGCGTTTGTATGTATTCATCATGACATGACCACCAAGTTCTCCTGATGTTCCAGCCGCAGATGAATAAGCCATAGTGATAAGAGCATTGAATGTGGCAGTACCCGCAACTGTGCCATACAAGTATGACTTTTCGTAATACCGCTGACATTCCACAAGTTCTTGACCGAATGACTTGAACTGAAATGGCGGCGCAATCGCACCAACAACAAGTTGTACGCCAGTGATTTGCCAATAATCGCTTGTGGATTGGCTGGCGTTTGTTTGTCCAACACCTTCATTGGCGGCGGTGTATGTACCCCACGTGGTCTGCAATGTGCCAGAGGTGTAGTTGGTTCCTAATGCTTGAAACCAACTGATTTGCAATGAGAAAGCATTGTCATTGGTAAGTGTGCCAGTTGTGTCAGCAGGGAATGTAATCGTTTTGTATTCCCATGTTCCGCTGGCATTGATGACATACGAACCTGACACCGAACGATTGTTGTTGTTGTCATAAAGAGAACAAATGTATGTACCGCCACGAAATGCTTTTACCCAAAAAGAAACTGTCAGTTGTTTAGCGGAAGATGTTCCTTTGCCGATTACTTGCACGTCACGTCCTTCAAGACGCTGGTTGACAAATACTGTTGCATTAGAACTCAATGGTGACGGTGGAGTAACACAGGTCATTTTCAGACTTGACCGAAAACCAGAGTATGTTCCACCAGACGTACCCCCTGGATAATCAGCCGTTGTGGACACGATTGTTTGCAACCATGTTCCAGCCGTGCCGAGAATAGTTGTACCCCAACGGTCTGCCGTGTAATACGCCTGCGCACCGCTTGAAAAGTTGCCGCTTGTTGTATTTCGTTGCGCCACATTCATTGCGCCGTTGTAGAGCAGATTCCGTGCCGCCGCACCAGACGACAGGATTCCATCAACTTTTTCGGCAATGTTCTCCATCGCCGTTGCGCCGTCAGTAACAAAGTCCGTTGGCTCTGGGTATGGAATGGCGTAGTTGGTTGTTGTACCCATGTTCCGTCCTTACAGGATTGTCCAAATCAGGTTAGTCCATGACAGACCATCTGCCACGTCGTTCCATGTGAGCGTCGGTGTTACTTCGTCCCATTCTTGGGTGAAGCCGACTGGCGAGAAATACAACTGGACGGTGTGACCGTTGGGTGTGATGCGATGCTCAATGCCTTCCACATACAGATTTTTTTGGACTGTGGACGGTGTGCCGTACTTGTAGGACTTGGTGACGGAAACAAACGAGCCGATTTCCAACTGTGAAACGGTGGTGCGTTGTCCACTGGTCAAACGTGCCATGTTGACGGTCAATGCTGTGTACCAAAAGTTTGGCTCTGGGCGTATGAGATAGTCCGCAAGCAGTTCTGCGTCCTCGTCGGTGGCGAGCAGTGATTGCACGACGATGGATTGCACGCCGTAGTTTTCTTGTGACGTGGTATCGGTGGTTGTTTGCGGTGTTGGTGTTGGTTCTTCTGGTGTTGGTTCAACCTCAACCGTCACGTCATTGATGATGCTGATAGGCGTGATGGAGAAGGCACGAACTACTGCGTCACTCATAGTTCACTTCCAATGTCTGATACGGAATACTCACACCATCATCGGCAAATGCCACTGACGGCGGTTCTGCTGTTGCTTTTGGTGTGCGTGCTTCCCACACCAATGCACCAGACCTATTGACGTACAAACGTCCCTGTTCGGCAGTCTCAATCAGTTTGTTCAGATACGTCAATGCCGCCTGTGAGGAAACGGTCAACGAGGACAGGTTGGCAACGCCTTCGGCAATGATTGGCGCAGGGTCATTCGGGTATGCCACTTCTGGGCGTGCAAGGATTCGGTCAACTCGAGCGCCTGACTTCTCGGCAGGTGGCGTGAACTCGGTAATGGTGGTTGTTGATAGGTTCAAGAATCCATCGGCAGAGTTGACTGTCACAATGTTGTGGTCATCTTGACTGAACTCGGTGTCATAGGCAGTTATGAACCCGTAAAACAAGGATTCGCCGTTGCGTGAAATGCGTACCTTTCGGCGTGGCTCAAAACCCAATCTGCCTCGTTCGGTGTTCCAATACGGTGATGCCTGATTGGCAACGCTGAACTTGTCCTCACCTTTGAGGTCATCAATGACGATTGTGCATGTGCCAGCACCGAACTGTGCGTCGGCACTGGAACGTCCACGCTTGATTGATACGCCAACAACGTATTGCGTCACGTCAAAGAATGTGGTTGTGCCACCGAGAACGGCAGGACCACCGAGTGTTGACGTGCCGAGATACAAAGCGTCCTGCAAAAAACCTGCGTCCAGTTCCACCTTGTATGTGCCGAGGTCGGCAAGACCGCCCATTTATGCCACCACAATGTTGAGTGCGCCAGAACGTTTGTTGTACTTACGCAACTCGGTCACGATTACGTCCGCCAATGATTCGTCAGCAATCTTGCTATTGATTGTGATGTTGTACACGTCGCCACCGCCGAGTTGATTGTTCGGCACAATCTTGCCAGAACTGGACGGCACAAACAGTTCTCGTCCACGCTCGCCAACAATGTACGGATAACCCGAATCAACCATGCCACCAGCGGCTTTGCCCTTCTTCGGACGCTTCTTCGGTGCCTGCACACCTGTTTGCTTTTGCGCACGCTGTACTTGTTGAGCCGTCAACCCTGTCCGTGCGGCACGCACCTCACGTTCCGCCTCAGCAAGATTCAACTTGGCTTGCGTCTCACGGTCAACCGCCTCAGCCACAGCATCGGCTCGTGATGCCTCAGTTTCTTTGGCGGAGTTCAGTTCGTCCAATGCGTCCTTGTATGACTGTGACCCGACAGCGGCACCATTG